TTATCCATTTTGCTTCACTTGTCCAGAAGCCACTCTCAACTCATCAGCCAATCTTCCGATCTCTTTCTTATCTCCTGGTGTTTTGGCTGTCCCGTAAGCAGGCTTGAGGTAAGTATTAATGATCTTATTTGCATCAGTTGCTTTCATTTCGTACCCATCCTTTATAGGTTCTTTTTTCTTAGCATACCGCGCTCGAAGCTCGTCCACAGTACCGTCAAACTCATTCAGATCAACTTGCCCCGCAATACCGTTCACCTTACGTGATCCACTTGGAAGCATCCCGCCTGCAGTTCCGTCACTGTACTGCCAGAAATCCCAACGAGTCCAGCCCGATGCGTTATCAGGCGCAGTTGAAGCATTGTAACGTGCAATCCACAAAGGGTAGTCACTCAAACCCGTGAAATTGCCTATGAATGACGGATAGGTGTATACCAAAGGCTTGACGCCTGTAAGCCGGTGGATCTCTTCCAAAAATGATTTCGCAACAGCGGTAATGGCTGCTCTACTCAGATTGCTTTTATTACTCTCATAATCCATTATAAGTGGAAGATCAAAAACACTAACGCCGCCCGCGTTTTGAATTGCTTTATAAAAGGTTTGAGCTGCCGCTTTGGCTTTGTCTGCTGTCGTTACTGAGTCGTCAATGTAATGGTACGCCCCTACCAGCAATCCAGCCGCCTTTGCACCCTTGACGTTATCAATAAATTTCTTATCCATGCTATTCTGTGTGGCTTTGATAAACACAAATGATATTCCTGAAGCAACTACCTTTTTCCAGTCAATCGTGCCTTGCCAGTGGGATACGTCGATCCCTTGCGCGTTACCCTTACTCCTATTTTGCATTTGTGCCATCTCCTTTGTCGTTGTTACCAGCCTTTCCTTTTAACACTTCTACAGCCTGAATGATAATTGGAGGAATTGGAGCGCCAAGTTTACCGCCGTTCTCGATAATACTTAGGACTTCATTAGCAATGTAAAAATAGGCAGCAGCATCCCTGAACATATGAGCATCCCCCAAAATCCCATCTACCAAGTGAGCTACTGCCACCATTGCGAAGATGAAAACCTTCCGGGCAATGCCTATGAGCCCAACTCTACTTTTTAGTTCTCCCTTGCTCCCAGCTGCAGCTACACCCGTGCCGTAGTCAATTACGACAAATACCAACAGTGCGCTTAATACTCCCGACCACCCACCGTAAAAATATGTAGCAGCACTAACGCCCCAAGCTGCCCCCCACTTTAAAACCTCATTCCATTTATCCACTTCATTTCCCCACTTTCATATATAAAAATAGCCCCCATGGTTATGAGGGCATAAAAAATACACCATCTAAGGTGCTGTCTATACTATATTTTTCAACAGATAATCTCTGAACCCCATTACATTGTTTGGATCAACCTCGGCAGCCGCTACAGCAACCTCTTCATCTGACAAACCTGCACTTAAGGCACTTTCAATCGCTTTCCCAAAGTGTGAATAAAAGAAACTAAACGGTGTATACACGGTACCATACTGAACCGTCCATGTAACATAGGGTAATCCGTCATAATCGCCATAACCATAAGCTCTTGAAACAAATTCTATAGCTTTTTCCATGAAATACCTCCCTATTTTTTAGCAGACATATAATACATTGTAGAACTAGCAACACTACTGTTAGTGACCGATAACGAATTACTATCGCCTTCGATTAAGCTAACAACAGCTAAGTTATTGAAGGGACTATATAGAAAAGTACCTGTCCCGACACCTCCGTTAATTTCACCCTTCTTTACAAATGCTTGTGCGATACGTTCGGGTTCAAATTCAAACGTAAATTCGAAAGATATCATCCCCCACTCTCCAGGCGAAAAGGTTATACGAGACTGTCCAGGAATCGTAGTACTACTTCTGGTTACTGCTCCCGGATCATACGTACCTACTAAATCAATGATAGTTACTCCCTTTTTAATATTTTCAGGCAAAAGGGTAGGCACTATATTACCTACTTTATTGTTACCAGGATAATACCCAGCAGGAGGGTTAACTTCTATCCTTTTTGTACTTGCATTTGACGTAAGAGTGCCATTTATAGTTCCACTCCGATTTGGCATAGTTCCAGTCAATGGCCCATTTTGATTGGATGCAGTCTTGCCCACTAGTACATCGGCTGCCGTTGCGTTTCCGGTCGCCTTAATAACCGTTGCCATCTTCGTAATTAACTGCGCCCATGTTTCACTCGTGGTTGCTGGAATGCCAACGGCAACAAGCGCGGCAACCACTTCCGCTTTTCGCTCATTGCCAGCTTGCTTTCCCGCTTGTGCTTCTAACATAACTAACCCTAATGCCTTCTCGGTGGGGGCTAACGTCTCTCGTGTGCCGTTTGTGGCATTACTGAGTTGTACGATACCCTTTTGCGTGAGAGATGCTTCAGGGATATCTACGTCAATATTGCCCATAGCTTCATCAATCTTATCCCAGTTGTCGTTCATCATCGTTTTGATATTAAACGTGTCATTACCGTCAGTTATAGGGTCCATTTTCAGTAAATCTAAATTTGGCGTATTGCTAGACAATAGCTGCACCTCCTGCAAAGTTTGATAATTTGATTTCTTGAATCTGGTTTAGCGTTAGGACGTTGTGTATTTCACGTATTAATAGATAACGGAATTTATATTCAAGCTTCATGTGTGCTGGTTTGATATCCTCTAATGCTTGTTTAAGATCATCAAGGTTCGGTGGAATGCCCAAGGAATCAATGAACGTAATTACGATCGTATAATGAGGCACATCAACAGCTACATTAACCGTTCCACCATCGTAAGCCTGAGCGACATTTTTAAGCATCGACCCTGACACCTTACCGCTACCACGCATCTTAGATATGATTACAGACCGTCTCTGATTTGCTGGTTTAGTAGGGTCAATAGGTATTTGTAGGTCCCGTTCATATCGGTCTAGAAATATGGTAGATGACTCAGGATACGACTCATTCAACAATCTTTCAATATCCGAATATAACCCATCAAACTCCATACCTTCTGTAGCTGTCAGAGCGTCAAACTCTACGATTTCATCATAGTATTCAGGTAAATAGTTCCTCAATCTTTCCACGCCTGTCATGACACGCTCACTGTGCCTAAAACCGCAACTGAATCCAGTGGAATTTCAATATTTTGCGTTCCTCCGTTTACCAATAAGTTACTGTAGTCAATTACTGGCGGTATCCCTAAGATGATACTTTGAATCCGTGTATACCTTACTAACGGATCGTTAAAGGCTAGGTCCTTTAAATACGCCTTGGTCCCTGTCTCAATCTGCTCTTTGATGTCCTGAATGGTTGCACCCGTAGCTAGCACAACTGTAACTGATATATTAATAGGCACCTCGGAAGCTCCAACAACTTTTGCCTTAGCTCCTATGGGTGATGCTCCTTCACCCATACCATCCTGAGTAGGATCAATATATGCTTGTACAGCATTCACTATAGCCGTTGCAGGGGTACGCATATCATTATCTAATATGACCACTTTAACAGTGCCTTCACCGTCCCAAATGGGAAATGCTCTAGCTCTGCCTACTCCTGGTATCTCTCGTGCCCATAACTCATACTGATATCTGTTACCCGAAGTTATCGGACGTGAAATTCTTTCTTGGTAGTAGTCATAAAGAGATCCATCGGTTTCTCGGTCTTCCCCTGCAACAAGCAACTCCATAATTTCTCCGCGTCCAAGATCGTTAATGTAATCAATTGGTATGACTGCCCCAAAATGACGGTTGCCTTCAGATCCAGTTGTTTCACATTCCATGCGGTAGTTACCTAAAGATAGTTTTTCAACTGCCTTATAATTCAATTCCCCTAACGAAAAACGGCTACCAATTGGTATATCTAGTAACGCATTACTTCCGTTGTAAAACACACCTCTCAACTTGGCCTTGCTTGCCTTCTTCCGCGCAATTCCCGACCACGCAATTGAACGATCTAGATATTCATCTGTTGCCGTATCTGGAAAGCGAAGGTTGGCATTAATCTCTAGCTCAATGTAGGCTTGTGCAAATTCCGCGGCTGCTGGTGCTAGGGCATCATAGATGATACTTCCTTCTCTTTTGTCTATACCATCAGGTACTATATCCAGCATTCGCTCTAATATATTTTCAAAGGTGCGGTCCTCATACAACGGCTCCTACCTCCTTTGTCTCTTGATATCTCCCAAACTCCGATTCAACAGTGAAATTAACCAACGCACTATCAAGCTCATAGACGAAACTAAAGCCCGTTACAGCGACAATGCGATCATCTTGGGTTAATGCTTCTTTGACCCACCGTTGGACCTCAGATTCAAACACAGAGCGCCCACGATTGGCAGATAGATCCACCTCACTACCAAAGTCATTGCTGTAAATAAGATGCTCAAAACGAGTAGTGGAAAGAATCTTGAACACTACTTGCTTGATTGCATCCAGTCCGTCAATAGTTTGACTGCTGATTCTTTTGTTCACTAGATCAAGCTTATATGTTCTACTTGGTAGAGAGACTGGTTCTAATTCCTCATCTGACATTTCAAAATCGCCTTGTGGAATCATTCGCCCACCACCTTGTCCAAAACAACATACTGTTGACCGCCTTGCACACGTAAGAGAATCACCATGTCACCGTTCTCTAATCCCGTCCTAATCACTATTTTATCCAGTAAGGAATCTTCCGTATCAGGAAGACTATTCATTTTATGAACATGCTTTAAATCAATCTCATAGCGCATCATCGACTCGGGTACAACTAAAAAAGCCTCTGTTAGAGTTAGGCGCTGGTCCACGCTAATTTCTAAAGGGCTTGTAGATAATACCGTTCCAAATTGTATGGCTGTGGGACTACCAGCCTTAACTGCATCGAGTGCAGCCTGCTTAATAATATCCAGCATTATACCAACCTCAATTCTAATGACATCGTGTGATTAGCCCCACTCTTTTTATGTGTGCATTCATCGACTAGAAAGAATTTATTAATGCCAAAACGTTCAATATATATATTTACGTACATACCAGCACGCAACCGAAAATCACCAATAGCTTCTATTTTCATTGTTCTATTTTCTCGGTTCTTGACTGCTATTAATCTTGTGAGCATATCGTTAATTTGAGCTGTATTTAATTTTTCATCGACATTTTGGTAGAGCTGTAAAAGCCCCCACTTTTTAATAGTGTTGCTGTCTTTTATTTTAAAAGTCTCGCGCTTGCCTGATTTCTTGTTGTCCTTATACAAAACAATTTGATTGTATGTGTCGTCATCAATAGATTTGGAATAAGTGTAGTCTGTCATCAAACTTCCTTCGCCGATCATAAAACCATACTTCATATCAGACGTATTTCGAAGTGTGAGCTTTCCAAAATCGTCAAAAAAAACGAAATTAGTCGTGTTAGCTATAAGGGTCTTATCTAGTGACTCACAAATCATATCGAATAAAGTTTTGTTATCAAACAGCAATGCTGGTATCTTATAGGCGGTATCATCCAAACTACCAACTTTCAATTCAAAGTCCTTGGCGATTTTTTGAATGATTTGTGTTGCCGCCATCTTCTCAAACTTATAAGTATGGCTTACATTCAAATACCTCATCTGATCGTAAGCTAAAATCTTTGCTTCTCCATTAAGCCCTGTTTCAAGTTTGAATATATACCCGAGAAATACATTGTTGGACCCATCCTTGAACCTCACAATATCGCCATTTTGATACTTGAATTTTTTGTTCTGGTATATTCCTTGGTCGATAATTGTAAACTCCAATGAAGATGCTTTACCGATTCGGCTAGTACGATAGCTGATATCCGTCGCGATGTCTGATACATCCCATACATTCCCGTCTTTGTTATCAATCAGTAATTCCATGTGATCACCCCGGGAGTTTAATTACGGTCCCTATTTTCAGTTTTTTGGACTGGGCATCCGTAATACCGTTTAATTTCTGAATCTCTTTATATCTCGATCCGTCACCTAAATTCTTTTTAGCGATAATGAATAAGGTATCACCACTCTTAACGGTGACCGTTTTCGCCTTAGCTCTTTCATCAGCTCTCTTAGGTTTCGTTTTGGTTGCGGTCTTCTTAGTGCCACTTGCCGTTGCTTTCTTGGCAAATGTCACCTTCTTAGCAGCGTAAAATACAAATTCTTTCAATGAAATTTCGTATTCCCAATCGCCCACTGCGCCCCCGACCTCTTTGTAATTAAAGTCTTCTATTGATGCAGGGATATTTATTTGTAAACTGTCACTCACGTAAATAAAACGTATTGGACGCTTTTTGTTCATCCAATCTTCAATGCGTTGGATAAAATCCGCTGGACCATCAAAACCGCCGGACTGTATTGCATTTGACATATCAGCAGGGAATACACCACTAAAACTAATCTCTTTCAGTTTGGGAGCTTTGATAACGTTTATTTCACCTAATCCTGCAACATCATGCGTTTCTCCCTGTCCTGCCCCCTCAATCTCTATTTCCTCAGGGAGGACAGGGATTTGAAAGAACACCTCATGGTTGTTATAACTCAATTCAATACTATACTCAGCCATTGGAGAACACCCCTTTAGCACTCGCCGCAATCTCATTCTGAAGTCCAGTTTTAATTTTTGATACAATGGAATCTAGGTTGTCTCCGTTTGTTATCGGGCCTGTTTTAACTTGTACGGTAGGTGTCAAGGTTGTGAAGTATTGAATATTTTTCATCTCCGCAAGGTCACGCATTACTTTTAAGTCCTCACTAGAGATATCAACCGGCTTTTCGACTTTACCGACTTTATCTACTTTGCCGATATTCTTTTTCTTTTTACCGTCGTCCCCGTTTGCCTTTTGTGCTGCATCTGCGGCTTTGTTCCAAGCTGATAAATCATTATTTTTATTCACTTTCGGCAATGACATATCTAAACTCTTTGAAAAATTAGAACCACTTTTGTATCCAGAGTCGAATTGATTTTTGAGATTTTTAGCCTCCATCCGATCAAAGTTAACAACATTCTTGGTGCTTGTCGGCTTTTCCCAACTATCAATCATGCCTTGCATCTTGTCGGACACAGAGTTGATATTTTCAACGTCAAACATGTCTGCTGTTCCTAAATCAACGCCTGTCATGTCTGATATTTTCTTACTCAGCCAGTTAAAACCTTTAAGCACGCCATTTATTCCACCAAGGATTGTTTTCATAAACCCACCAGCAAAATCTTCTGCACTACGAAGCATGTTAACCATCTGGCCACCGAACGTTACAGCCAAATCGTAAATGAGCTTTTCTATTGCGTACACAGGATCAATGAATATATTGTTCATAAATTCCGCAACAGACGCAATGATGTTCCATATTAGCGCCACTTTATTATAGATGACAGCATACAGAATCCCGAACAATCCTCCGATGAACCCAAGCACGTCCGAAAATGTAAAGCCAGCTCTTTGTATCATAAATACAAGTCCGCCGATTGCAGCGGCAACAACGAGGATAGGCCATGTAACTGCTAGCCAAGCCACGGCCGATGCAATGAGAGGCGGTATCATGGCCCAGAGCCATGGTATAACTAACATAGCGATTGCTGCACCTATTCCGGCTAGGATTGAACTGACCAACGACCAGTGAGTCTGAATAACTTCCCACAGCCACATTGCACCATTCGCAAAGCCCACTACAAGTGTTGTCACCCATGCTAGCCCAGTACTTAATCCATCGAAAAATGACTGGAATGTTCCAGCCTTAAAAGCTTCATTAATCATTGTAATTAACGGTAGGAGGGCCTGAACCGCTGCGTCGCCAGCATTCGCAAATGTGGATCTAACATTATTCCCTAAGGTTTCCAATTGCTTGGCTGGACTTGCCATCATAGTATCAAAAGCCGCTTGACCCATCTTTTGTTTTTCAAGTAGTTTATCGAACGCTTTGATAAATCCATCCATGTCACCAGCTTTACCAAGATCATCAATGTTAAAGGCTCTAATGTCTGTCTTAGACATATTAAAGCGTTCGGCAAGTGAAACAATGTCACCTGACATAGCTTCTTTCAACGCAAATGTAGCTCCTTCTATGCCGTTGCCCGCACTATCAAAAGCGTTCATTCGTTGAGCAAGATTATTAAGTTGTTTGAGGTGGTCTGTATTTTGGGTCGTTGAGAAGAATGACAGCGTCCCTTGAAGCGACTTGTTAACATCTTGACCAGCGGCTAATGCATCCTTTTTAAATTGGTCAAACATCGCCGTACCGATTCGAGCGTCGCCAGTCCGTGCAATGAACATATCTTGCATTTTCTGCTGTTCCATTGATCCACCAATTGTTGATTCAATTAGTTTCTTAGCACCAGCAATTGATAAGTAGGTAGCTGCAATCGCTTTTAAATTTGATAGCATTCCACCCGATGCCCGCCCACCGTCTCGGATTCGATCATTGAGTTGATCCTGCAACCTAATAAGTTGAGCTTCAAGAGCGGCAATTCTTTGTAGTGCGTTTTGAAGCTGCGCAGCATCTGCTCCACTTGTCGTGCGTAACTGTCTGACTGCTCGGATCAATTGGAGCACCAACCGTTGTAGATTTCCAAACATAGCTTCTAGCTGCGCCGGCATCTCCAAACGTATCCGCGCAATAATGTTGTTTAACTGTTGGTCTATTTGAGACCGTATAAGTCGCGCTTGCCCCACAATGTCTCCAGCATTTAACGTTATGTTAACAACAGACTGCGTGAACATGCCTCTCACTCGATTTTGTATCTGTACTATTTTTCGCTCAACATCTTGTGCATTTATCATTATGTTTATAACGGCGCCTGATCCCAATCTACTTGCTTGATTGCGAATTTGCTCTACTTGTCGTAACGCGCTAGATGCATCTATGTTTACCGTCATTTGTCGTGAGAGTGATGCTTGTAACTTATTGCTCTCCCTGACTGTATTCTGCAAAGCCGTATTTACCGCATTTAGTGGTCTAGAAAACCTATCAAACAGCTCTAACCCAGTGCTTACTGTACCCAAGGCCATTCTCCTTTCCACATAGAAAAAGCGCCTGTTCTTAGGCGCCTTAATGTAATAATAATAATAATAATTGCAATGCTATCAATTTTTACGACTCTTACCTTTATTCTTTGCTTGTTCTTTTTTTTCGGCTTCGATTTTAACTGCGATCATGGCATATATTGCTGCTCTTTCCTCTATCCGCATGTTCATTAAATCGTGAGGGAGGATTTTTAATTCATGGAGAGCGTAGTAAGCTAGATTAGCCTCACTATCGCCCTCCTCTATTAGTTTTTTACTTCTTCAATCAACCCGTTTACGTCACGGTCAAAACCGTTCATTTCCGTGATCCTTTCCATCAGGTTTCCAAACTCTCCTGGTAGCAACATTACACGCAATAACTTCTCTGCCCCTATTACACCGTAAGATTTTTGAATCTCTGCATTCTTTAGATCTGGAAAAGTCACACAAGCAACAACCAATTTCGAAAGATATTCATTCTGATCAACATCAGATGTATAAACGCCGCCCTTACCCTTCGTTTTCTTAGTTGCAGACTTTCTTAACTCTTGGTTCTCTTCCTCGCTGATCGAACGTAGTTTCCACTTCACTGGCTTATCATCTTTATCCTTGAACCTTGGAGATACTGCAAATTCTTCTGCCACCTCAACTGCTACATTTTGCGCAAAAAACATACTTAAATCATTCATACATAATTCCTCCTATTATTTTATTAACCCAATGTTGGGGCTTTGAATTGGTCTAGCACATCTACATCGTCAAACGTAAAGTCAGCATCTTCTTCAAGTATTTCGCTTTCTGTATCGACTTTCGTCATGATCACACTATCTAAGTTAACGCTTCTCAGAACTACAGTTTGCTTACCGATAGAGGATCCTCCATCCTCATTTACAACCGTGATATCAAAGTAGGTATCTTTACCTGTCTTGATATAGTCCAGCATCATTTGTCGGAAGCGAGAAGTAACATAATAGATCGTCATGCTTCCTGTGCCTGTCCAGCCATTAGCTTTATGCTGTGTTCCGCGTTTACCTAACATTTTTGCATCGGTTTTGTTTTTCTCAACGGTGGCTTCTAAAGTTTTAACGTAAAACATTTCTTCTACCTGACCATTGATCGTGGCGTACGCTCGTCCCTCTTGTCCGCTGATCGTGTCTCCTGCTTTAAGAAATGACATATTACTTCACCTTCAATCTAAAGTATATTTTTTCGATAGAATCTACTGGCTGAGGGAAGCTTTCTGCATATACTGAGTCAGATTCATCACCTTGAACAAATGTAATGTCGTTCTGTGCATCGAAATTTTGAATGGCGTTAATCTCTTGATATTTATTAAATAAGCTGATTGATTCACTTCTTAGTAAATTACGGCCATCACTAGTATTGTCTATTTGACCAACATAGAATTTCTCAAATATCCTCTTAATATCATTCGCTAAACCATCTAGTACCCTGATAACACGATTCTTTCTAAATCTTTTATCCTTTTTAACCGTGAAGCTGTGCAAAGTATTGATATCCTGTTCTACAATCGCTCTGCCATCACTTGCAGTAAATACAAACTCTCCAGCGTTTAAGGCTGCTATGATCTGACTGTTGGTGTAACGTGGTATAACGTCTACTGCATCGTCATAAGCACTATAGGTGAGCGCTTCATTAACATTAGCTGCTGCTGTGGCTCCTGCCACCCACGCGACTGCTTGTGCGTTCGTTATTGTTGTGCCATCGGATAAGATGACACCGTTTTTGACGCTTATCACGCCTTCGTAATCAGCCAGAGGGTAGCTCGGCATTACTACTTGTATGTTTTTGCCTTCATCTTCTTTCAGACGCTTAACAAAGGCTGTGTACACTGATTTCAGTTGTGCTTCATCGGTAGTAAGTCCAACGGTGTTGAAGTCTTGCAACTCAACTGCGGCAAGGAATGCTGTGTGATCTGCATTTGTCACTGTGCCATTGGCACCACCTGTAAGCGGAAGCCCTGCTGTAACCGATAAGTTGCCTGTGTCGCTAAACACTACCCAATCATTTGACTCAAGCCCTGAAATGCCTGAAACGATTTGCGTGTCTACTACTACTCCTGAAACGAGCGTATTAACGTCGAACTTATCAGGGTCATCTATGTTGGTCTGGATGATGACTGAAACATCATTGCCGCGCACGCCACTGTATTTAGCCGTTACAGTCAAATCAGTTAGTGTTGCGATAGCCTTAACGCCTTCGTTCAAACGATACAAGAGCAATGTCTTAGCTCGTTTAAGTGACTCTTTGACTAATAGTAATGAAGTATCTGTTATGTCATATCCAAGCGCGTCGAAGGTGTCGGCTCCTGACTCTACAGTAATAAGCTGTTTAGATGGCCCCCAAGGCAATGTAAGAGCTAATGCTGTAATGCCACGCTCCCCTAAAGTTCCAAGCGGTTTCGGCACTGAGCTAGTTTCGATATATACACCTGGTCTTACTTTGTTTTGAGTTACGAATGTTCCTCCAGCCACGTTACTTCACTTCCTTCTTTAAAAAAGTATTTGTGATCGCCTTAACCTCTTCAATCGTGTATGTCTTACCATCTTCTAAGAGTCCGTTCAGAACATCTTGATTCTCTGCGAACTTCTTAGATTCCGTAATCTGTGACTTGGTATACCCTTGGGTAACTACCGGCTTATCTTCAGCTTTAGCCATTTTTAATAAATCCCTCCTCAGTGAGAGTTTGCATTTTCGGTACAGCTTCTTTAGGTCTCATAATGTGGAAATCGTATGAGACGAAAAAGTGAAGCACACCGTCAATAATTTCGTGATTCATCTTAGACCCATGGTGTGGACCTGATATCCATTCCAGTACGTCATATAACTTTTCAGCTACATCATGCATCTCCTTATTGGCATCTTCCACTGACAAAGGGAAGTAATGCACATCGAATGTGTGATAGCGTTTATAGCGTCTGCCAAACTCCTTATCCTGCGCGACGGGAAAAAGCTTAACAAAAAAGCAAGGCTCAACTAAGCCCTGCTTGATCTCTTCTTCATAAATGGTTGCACTAGGAAAGCTCTGGCTCAACTTTAATATCACACCATCAAGCACATTGTTTATAGTTACCATGGCTTCACCTCTATTAACCTCCTAGTAATCTTTCGATAAATTCAACTTGCCTCATCTCAAGATATCTAGGTAATTCACGTTCTATTTCCTGCATAGATATCGTCGCCATGAATCGTCCAGATACCCAACCAGTTAAGTCTTTACCAGTACGGTGACCATTCTCGATATAGCTTGCATATTCAAGGTTGTTGGATATCTCAACAACATACGCGTTCCCAACCTTTCTTACCTCGCCAACCTTCCAACGCCTCCGTAGGTCGCCTGTATCCACAGGGGTACGCATCTTAATCTTTCCTTCAGCACGGTATGCCATTTCAAAAAGAAAATCATGCATAAACTGATCTGCAAGGTTTCGATCTACTGCCCCTTTGAACCTAGCAGCCAATTGTTCTAGTTGAGAGAAGTCAAAGCTCCCTAAGCCTGACATTAGGCTTTATCCTTACGCTGTAAACTAACTTCTTGGTGTGTTGAGTAGGGGAAAGGTTCTCCAGCCACGTATAGGTGTGCTAGAGTCCCACGCGTTACGTTAATAGTGTCACCTTGCTTGATCTCTATGTCAGGTGAGATAAAAAGCTTTGTTTCGTACGAGATGTTGTTGGATGATTCGGTTTGTCCATTACTACCTAAGGCCTTTTGAGAGATTCGGCAAGGCGTGTCCGCATGAACCATTTGAAGTTCTTGCTTAGTGCTTCCATTTGGCTGTTTAACGGGCCCATATCGACTAATTGTACATTTGTCCTCGTATAACTTCTCTATTGCCCTACGTTGCCTTCTTACGTTCATTTACCACACCACCCTGCGATAGCGTACTAGGTCGTTGTGGTGACCTATCATTGCCGTTTGGACAGCAGAGCCAATTGAACCATTCGATCCCGAACCAGCAGCTACTGAAGTGTCACCGATCTTCACTGTTTCCCCACCACCTAAGAAGTCGTCTAACTCTTCGATGTGGCCTTGTTGTGCAGAAAAGGCACCCATTGTAATGGATGCCCATGTGTATAGTAGTGCTTCAGGTATCTGACTGATCGATGAACAATTAATATAATTCATGATGTGATATCCAGCCTCGTCAATATAGGAACTCATGAGAAGGTCATGCTTTTCTGGTAGGTTCCAACGCCGCTTAATGATTGCTTCTACCTTTTCGGTGAGCTCATCCATACTTTAGCCCTCCTAAGAGAGCAGGGGTTATTAAACCGCTGCCGCTTTTTCTAATATAATTGCAAGGATGTCCTCTTTCTTGGTCGCCTTACCCAGATCGATTTCTTTTGACTTGGCATATTCCCTGAGTTCGTCTAGGCTCATTTCAGAAATGTTAGTCTCGATAGGTTGTTCCATGTTTTCAATAGCCTTCAACCCAATCAAACGCTCAGCATCTTCAATGTTCAATTCTATTTCTCCGGATGCAAGAATAACCCCAGCATGAAGCACCGGGGCAATGATATTATATTTTTTCATCTCTTTTCCTCCTTAGACCGTTAGGCGATAAACTTCGCTCGGTTTTTTAATACCTACAAACGCCGATTCACCAACATAAATTTCTTCGGATGGTGGTGGTCCTTCTTTGACAATTGGTAACACGTAGATACCAGGTTCGAAATTCTTCTCTACTGTCGGTCCGTGTACTGTGATAATTGGCTGTGCGCCTAGTAACACAACTGTACGCGCTTGTAATAGGCGGGTTGGAGTTTCACCCTCTACCGAGATCTGATCATCATTAACGCGGATGACAATAGGGGCATCAGCAATTTGCGTGATCAACGCTTCAACTTGTGCCCGTGAAGGCAACATTGAGTTATTAACCCCGAAAATAGCGCCTCTCACTTGTTGATTAAGAGTGATGTCCATAAGAGCATCGCCCGACATATCGATGTAGCGTGGAGCCACACCGGCATTTTTATCTTTGTATGCTTTTACCGCAACTCTTAAATCATCAATCGGTGTGGATGTAGCTCGGTTAGTCCAAGGTGTTGTAACTGCCACCTTTGGAACCAATCCAAAGTTTACATCTACTTTAATATTGTTTTGAGATGTAAAGGTGATAATACCCTCGTACAAAGCTTGTGCTCGCAACCATTCCTCTGCATCATTAACACCTTCGATCAATCTATCAGTTTGATCGTAAATTCGTTGGATTGCTCGTTCGCGCTCGTTATTAACTCGTGGATTGGTGAACTTAAGCTGTTCGCGTTCATCGATTCGGATACCGTGTTGAATCTTTGCCACATCCTGCGTAACTGTCTTGAGTCCTTGTTTGTCACGCAAAGGCGCGCCTGAATTCCAACCTGTAATAGCAGCACTAGGAGCATACGTTTGAGTAAATACATCATAGTCAAAGCTAAGATCGTAAGTTGTATCAAACTCACTAAGTGCTTTAAGTAAATATTGACGTGGCATAAGCCTATTTTCTACGTACCCCAAAAATTGCGGCTGTTTAAATTGATCAAGAGATAAAATTCCCATTATTTATTTCACCCTTCCTTTTCTGTTTAGAAGTAGCGGTAACGTGGTCCCGCCGTTGTTTTGAATTTTTCTGTAACACCTGTGAGTTTACTTGCAACAACAAGAGCCTCTTCCCAAGCACCTACAATGACAGTTTCTTGAGCAGACGCAATAAACACATCGTGATTAGTCAGGTATGGTTTGCCTACATCTGCATCATCCCATGGTTTGCATAGGCTGTTTGCCCCCATCGATACAGCGGTACCAGCTTTAACCATTGCCCCTGCTGTAAACTTCGAACCGTCCAACGTAAGCCCTGCAACCTTCGCAATAGATCCGTTAACGGTATATAAAATTTCCACTTGCGAACCATATTCTTTAACTCTTGGATTCAAATTCATTGTTATTCACTACCTTTCTGGTTTCTTTGTTCTGCAAATGACTTTCCGACTGCATATCCTTCTGTTGGCGCTTCTGTCTTTGCGCTGCCTTCTGGTGGCTTGGCACCTTTAAACATCGGTGCTGTTTCTTCCTTTTTCTCAGCAAACAAAAAAGCCTTCGATTCACGAAGACTCTTGATCTGTTCGTCCAGTCCTGATTTAACATTACCGGAGTCATCTAATTCAATTTTCCCTCGATCTAGCAATCCAGCGACTAAATCAGGATCGTGTGTATCAGAAGCAAGCGCCAGCTTTAACGCTGTGTTGATTCTTAATGTCTTTACCTCAGCTTCGTACTTCTCGGATGCAATTTTGTTATCATCCTGCAGCTTCGTGATCTGCTCTTTCAGCTCCTCACTGGTTCCTGCTGTTGTCTTGAGCACTTCAAGTTGCTTCTCGTTTTCCTTTACAGTTCCTTTAAGTGTCTTATTCTCCTCGGACACCTCTTCGAAGCGATGTTTAGGAATATACGTCTTAAGTTCTTCCTGTGAAGCATTTGCTGCTTTTGTGGCTTGCTCCTCACTAATTCCTAATGCTATAAATTGGTCCTTGTTCATATTCTTTCCCTCCATCTTCGCTTTTGTATCCCGGTCTCGTCCGGTGATGGCCGCCCTGTTATATGCCATACGACAGGGCAGAGTCTTTAGTAGACATAATAAAAAGCACCCCTACCAGTTATGGTTGAAAGTGCTTTATTTGAAGAATTGTTCTAAATCTATTTCGGATTTCACATAGACCGCATTCACGTAATAGTCATTATGGACAGTAACCGAGGATTCGCCGAGTTTGTAATATTGAACTTTACTATCATCAACATCATGTAATAGTTCCTTTTTAATTAGCCCTGGAATCTTCTTTTCAAAAGCAAAACATTGTTTTTCAAAGATAGCCTCGTCTGCTTGATTACATATGTTGTATTCAATCATGGTCAATCCTCCAATCCTAAGGATTTATTAACTTGCTTGTTCACCGTCTGTGAGCTCCTGATTATATCTGTGTATGAGTCCGTCTCATTGAGTCCGTATTTCTTTTTCTTATGAGCTATCAATTCCTCAAAGGTTTGATTCGGACGTGTTTCATTTAATGTGTCTGCACCTACTCTATCACTCATCATTGACCGCGCTTCAGTCCTGTATTTATTCCTTAAGGAGTGCGCTTGGATAGCTTGTTCCTTAATACTTTTACTTGTGTTTAGTTTATTTGGGATATTTTTATCATGATGCATATACCACTCTCTTACTTCCTTATCCCCAAACATACCGTAAAAGGATTTTCGATAATCTTTAGAGTTCAAAACTTTTTGTTTTTGACCTTTTAATGTGTTCCATTTCTCACTATTAGTATACTTTAAATCTTGATATTCAACAAAGTTTTTCGCTCCCAAGTCTTTGCCAAATATACGTTTATATTTATCGTACTCTTTCTTATCATTAGCTTCATTAGTAGCTTTCTTTTTCATGGTCTCTACTTCGTCTTTGCCGTATTTATCTACAACATGTTTTTGATACCATTCTTCATACTTCATATCAGCAGGTACATTATAGGTGCTACCGTCAGGATCACGTGCAATCCGTTCGCCAACACTCTCATCATCAAAGGATGCAACAGTCGTTGTACGGCATCGTGGATGAAAGGGAGGATAATTAACATTAACTTCTCTTTCAGACAATAGAAACACCTTTCCATCCATACTACGACAGATAGAGCTTGTCCGAAGATCCAGTGTTGCCAATACCTCGTATCGCTTAACAACACCACTTTCTTTATACCCCTCCGCTGTTGCTTGACCAGCGAAAAAAGCACTCTCGGTCTGAATCAATCGTTCCGCATTAGAGCGTGATACATCAAATCGTCCCATCATGTCTTTTACCATGCGGTCAATTGAATCACCACGGATAAACGACTGTGAAAGCTTAGTGGATAACTCTTGTCTAAGCTTAGTTCTATCACCCCAAATCCTTTGTGACCAGTTGTTACCATCTAGCTGAGCACCTAATACAGCAATCAACCCGGTTTGCTCTATAGCAGCAAAAGGAACGCCCATTCCAACTCCGGTCTGGACTGCATGGAGTGTGCGGTAATAAGTATCTGTATAGACATCCCCAAGTAGTTTCTCCGTACTTTGTTGACGGCTTCCTACCAATATCTCAACCTGCTGGTTGATCTGAGTTTGTAACGCCTCTAGCCGAGTCACACGAGTCTTATAGTAAACATTATTTAACTCTTGTGTCCATTTGCCATCTACATTATCTTTTGCTTTCTCGGTAAATTCTTCTAGAGTCATTTTAAACTCTTTCAATTCGCCCTTAGTTAGCTGCTTACGAGCTTCCGCCATCGTAACTTCATTGTTGGTCGCATAGCGTTGATAGAAGACCTCAATGTCTCTTTGCATGCTCTTCATAGCTCTGTCGTATTCTTTGCGTTGTGCAACCTCAAAAGCATCTGCCTTTATAAATTGGCGACGAGCTATCTGCTCACTCCGCTTTTTCCAGTAGTCTGGCTTCATTCTTCATCAGCTACTTTTGGGATAGATGTTTGACCAGTAACACCCAAGCTAGGGTAATCATCCATGACCGACTCTTGATCTTTCTTTTTGCGATCTAACTCAGCTTGTGTATCGGTTGTCCATGGATGATTAGCAACGATGGTTTCATCTGAAAGTATCCCTACACTATCTTTAGCATTTTTCACAGCCTCAGTTTCATTGATCAAGATATCCCTATTAAATAGGATGTCTACGCTAATATCTGAGTAGTCAACCTTAGTAGTATTAAATAAGTGTTGATCAATAAACCATATCAACTGCTCTAATCCGGCTTGGAACTCACTTTCTATATCATTAGCATCTAAGTCTAGATCCCCATAACTGAAGCGAATGGCCGTGCCTGATTTATCCTGAGCAAAGTCCTCTGATTGTGTATCTAGCCCACGCCCAAACTCATAGATGCTTTTACGCAACATACCTACATGAGTCTTAAAGGCTTCAGTGTCGATATCAAGGCTGAGTGTGTCTACGTCTCCATCACCACTAACTTTAATAGCTCGATACAGCGATACATTCTTCCGGAACTCTCCTAAGTTAGCACCATCATAGTTTTTTAACACAAAGATATCCTCAGGCAAATCCTCGATGTTATCGGCATTTCCTGACATGGTTTTATCGTAGTTATCTACTAATGACTTCACCACTTGCACTAGGGGCATTTCCAAGTCGTTGTATTTAAACGGTATGAAGGGTATCTGTTCCCAATTCAAAGGTTGTTCAACACCTTCTCCCACAACGGCGAAATGGCTTGTATCTGCACCTACATCTTCATCAGGGATGAGCTGACCTGTAACGCGCGGATCTATCTTGTATCTCTTTACGCCTTCCAGACTCCAGAACTCAACCTTGGTAATCGTGATTTTATTCTTAGCCTCATAGACTTCAACCTCGTAGAACCTTATGATTGCGTCCAATTCTGTGTGTGCTGCATCCTTCCACAATGGCACAACTTCCTCAGATGGTATGAGCTTAAAAGAAAGCTCCCCTTTATCGTTGTAATATACCTGAATCCACCCGATGCCTTTATTGATGGCATTCCTGCCTACATTACGTAGTAGTCGCTTGAATGATTTACCTAGATAGCCCTCTAATGCTGTCTTATAGGCTTCATTTCCATCCGCTTGAATGCCGAACGGTTTAGATAGTAGATAGCCTACCTTTTGATCAACTAACTTACGGACATAGCCGTGCACTAGTTTGTTATTAGCTAGGTGAGGCACTTCCACTATGCGACCACCTTCGCCTATCCCTGTTCTGCGCTTCTCTAAAATATCGTGGTCCAGCCCATAATACTCTTGTCCGATAAGCATTAACTTACGACGATTCGAACCTTTGAAATCATTCATTTCCTGAGTAATGATCTCCCGCAATGTCATTGGTGCATTGTCATCTAGATTACGAATAATATCCTGTGTTGTATTCAAATTTTAGCCTCCTATCTAATCGAATGAGAATGTTGCTTCACGGAATAGAATTGTATTAACGAAATAACGATCACCATCCATTTGGTGGTCGTTTTCCTTTAACGGTTTGTCCTCGCCACGATCCGCTGCCTTGTCGTCCCAGACATAGGAATTGTACTCACGAAACGTTTCTGTGCAGCAATCGTTATACATAATCATTTCTTGATTTAGTGCGGTAGCCACATTACGTATTCCGTCAATAACATCATTGTTTGCCTTAATAACACGAAACTTTGCACGTTTTTTTATTGTGGCAATAAAAGAAGCAGCTGAAGGGTCAACAATCACACCTTTCACTGCTTTATTTCCAATAAAATCTATGAGATCGTCATAATATTCCTCATCCGTCTTTTGTTTGCCTTTAGAACGTCCGTCATAGTGGTACTCCTTTGCCTTGTACCATACGCCCTTATGAATACCCCACAGTCCAAACGTAGTGGGATTCTGCGTGCCATAGTCACAACTGATGTAGTATTGAGAATATGGCCGATCGATAGTCGGTTTTATGTGCTTGTCACTATCGAACATGTCATAGATGACACCTTCAGCCATTACCCAAAGTCCAAGGATGTAACGTTTAAAGAACACGCCTGAAAACATACGCTTGAATCGCTCTTTGACTCTATCAGACAATGACAAATTGTCCTCCAATGTAAAATGCAGGACATATGCTTTCTTCTGTTTATGTTTATCAATAAACTCTTTCTTAAACCAGTGATATGGTCCTTCTGGGTTGCAGTTAAAGAATTGTTTTGCTCCATTACCATCAGTCTCAGCCGAACACCGACCAATTGCCTGATCAACAAACGATCGAGGAAATAACGCTACCTCATCCAGGTATGCACCTGCTGCTGTTAAGCCTTGCAGTGTATCTTGACTAGACTCATTGTTTGCCCCAAATAGATAATAAGTGTTTGTGCCAATAACAACATGGGGATTTTCCGACCTATGATAGTAATAATCTATGTCTTTAGCTGTCAGTATCTTAAACATTGGCTCTAGTACGTTACGTTTCAGCGCACCCATTGATTTACCTGCGAGGATAAAGTTCTGATCTCGATGTTTAGCTAACGACCAAGTTATGAACGAATCAATGCAAGCAATTGTCTTGCCTGATCTGATAGCTCCCTCAGCTATGACCATATCATAATCCTTATAAGGGCTATCATTCGTCCACCACATAAGCAACTTCTTTTGTTTTAAGCTAAATGGCTTAAATTTAAATGAGGTGGTTCGCTTACGTCTCTTCATCGTTGTTCACCTCATCTGCAAAGACTGCTGCAGCTTGGGCATTCAATGCATTTTCGTAATTGTTGCCCTGCTCATGCGGATCTACATCATCTTCACCTCTTAATTCACGCAGCTCAAGCTTCAATTTATCAATACGAAGTTGTTTTTCCTCGTCGACGGCAATCAGCCTGTTCTTAAGTTCTATAGCCTTAATCTTCTGATTCTGAACACGAGTAAGAGCTTCCTCCAGCTTAATGATGTCGTCGATGGTCCTGTACTCAGTCTCTTCGACTTGTGTCTCTACCATCTCAGTCTTGGTGACTGGTACCGACTTTGTTATACCGGTCTTTTCGTCATGGACTGTCATGACATCCTTGATAGCCTTGAGTTCATTCAATACCCGACGTTGTCTCTCGGTTAGTCCATTCATGAGACGTTGGATCCGCTGCAGCATACGCCGTTCTCGAATAGTAAGAAGATAGATCGTTTCATCAGCTTGTTGAATCGGATCAGTATCGATAAGCTCAATCAGGTCCTGCTCGTCCTCCTCTAATGCGTCCATCCAGATCGTTTCATACTCTCCAGTAGTGACAGCCTTCTTATTACCAAGAGGGCCACCCGATCCCCCCTTATTACCGATGGCATTCTGGTTTCCAGGCGGTGCGCCCCCACGATTTCCTACAGCGTTTGTGTTCCCTTTGGGAGCACCACGTTTATGTGGAACGTTCCCTTTAGTCTCAAGTGGAGCGTTCCCTTTGAGATCGTCTTCCCATCGGTCCAGTGATTTCCACTTCCGGACCTTACTTTCCCCAACAGAAAGAGCAGCGGCGATGTCTTTAAGCTTCATCGTCCCGCTGCTCTCCAGCCACATCTTTTTAGCCTTGTCCCGTTCAGGACTTCGTTCTCTGGCCATGTTACATTTCACCACCCCCAAATTCTTCGAAAAGTGAAACTATTTGAATTATTATGCGTAAATATATGTGTAAGAGGAAGGGGTCGATTATTTTGGGCAAACTTTTGACCGTCTCTCACCTCCAACAATTTTACTCGCTACTGCGAGTTGCGATCTTTCAAGAGAGATATTGACCGTTTTGACCATGTTAGGTCAGAAAAACATTTGAAAGAGGGGCTAAATCGGCGACGATTAGTTCTCGGAGGTTACTTCTATTAATATAGGCCAAATTGGCCTTTTTTTTATATTTCATCCTTCTGCAATTCGATATCTATTTCAATCAATTTCTTCAGGTCATCCACCGTCTTGATCTCAATCCGTCCATCCTGAAAGTCCTTGACCCACTTGGCTATTCCAGCCTTAACGATCTTCCGATACTGTGCTTTTGACTCCAGGATACCGGCCATGATTTCAAGCTCATGCTGCAACATTAAATTATTTTCATCTGGTGTTCCCATTTACGTATCCCTCAGCTTTCCGTTATGATGGAATGCGAGATAGCGGATCTCTGCAAAATGCCACGCGTGGCGCGCCGCTATCTCAGCCGGGGGATACCCTGGGTGATTCGGAGGACGTTAACGCGTCCTCCTTTTAATTTGTCTGGGTATAAGAAAACCGCCCCATATCAGGCGGTTGATTCTAAACTATCGTTCCTCGTTAGTGGAGCAAGACATCTATCTATAATCTTTAATTCCATTTTCAAAGGCTTGCCTATCGTTATTCTCAAACCCATGTAGTGCTTCTTGCAATGCAAATGTACTTTTATAAAATTTCACACGCTCAAAAATTTCAGTTCCGTTGGGATATAGGTTAATGCACATATTGAAAAAATCTTCACCGTAGCTGGAAAATATTCCAGCAAAGTCATACGCTGGGTCTCCTAAACCAGAACCACCAAAATCTATTATCCCTGAAATCATACTTGTTTCTGGATTCCATAAGATGTTAGATGCTCCGAAATCTCCGTGTAAAAGCGTTATATTTAAATTTGAGAATGCTTCCCCTTTTAGAAACGTTTCAAAAGATTGTGATATTTCATTTTGAGCGTCTTTTCTGATAAAAGGAAATAATTTATTTTGAATCTTATCATACAGGTTATACATCTCTTCACGAGGATTACGAACCTTTAGATTCAAATCTCGACTTGCTTTTTCTCCTGGAATAGAATGGAGTTCTACAAGAAAAGAAACAAGTTGTTTTGCCAACCCTTTAACCAATTCAACACTCTTAACACCTGTTAAACTTTCCTTCCACAAAGGAACACCATCTATTAGGTTATAGCCAGTGAAGACCTTACCTGGTTCTAACTCTTCAAAAGACTGATAAATTGGATTCGGAATAGAAGTGGAGACGATACCTTTAATGTATTTCAAAATTTCCGTCTCTCTTCTTAATTGAATTATTCCATTTTTATATTTCGGAAATCTAAATACCAAAGATTTATTAACAATTAACACATCATTGTTTTGTCCAATGTCATTAAGATAATAGTCTTCAATGCATAGGTCAGGATAAACCCCTTTAATGATTTCAATAAATTTATTCATAAAAAAACTCCCTTTAATGGTTATTTCTATTGGTCGAATTCTACATTTCCTGTCCAAACCCTTCTTTCTGATTTCTTCACTAAACTGCCCGTTAGCTTAATAAGAAAATAAACAACAAAACTTAAGCCTATTTTTAAGCTACGGGATCAGCATGATGAATCAGAACTGGATCAACACCGGTGGCTTCCTGGTATCGCTTTTTAATGACATCACAGAAGATCGGATCCAGTTCCATTGTCCGGCATGTCCGACCAAGCTGGTCACAAGTCATTAGAGTGGATCCACTACCACCGAAGAAATCTAGAACCTCATCGCCTTGCTTGCTGCTGTTCCTAATTGGAATAGCTAGGAGCTCTAGTGGCTTCTGTGTAGGATGCACGTATTTACTAACGTCACCTTTTGAAACCTCCCAAATCGTCTCAGGCAACTGCTCCTCCATTGGTAAACCAGACTTCCAAACTGTAGTCTGACAACGATCGCCATACCAAGCAGGAGCCTTCCCTTTAATATGTGCATAAAACACTGGCTCATGTTTGAAGCGATACTGTGCCCATCCGAACGTGGCCGCATTCTTTACCCAAATGCACTGGCAGCGAGCGATAATACCTGCAGCGTTCATAGCTTCCTCAAACTCCCGTTGATAGGATGAGGGATGAAAGACATATATAGCTGCAGTCGGATCCATGACAGCAGCATATCGCTCGAAGACTGCATGCAAAAAGCCCACAAATTCCTCTGCAGGCATATCATCGTTTATTATGGAGCTGCGACCGTCGGCTGATAAACGAGCAGAACTGCTTTCTACTGCTACATTGTAAGGCGGGTCCGTTACAACCAGTGCCGTCTTCTTACCGTCCATAAGCCGGTTAACATCTTCCTCACTAGTAGAGTCACCACACATTAGGATATGTCGGCCAAGTTGCCACACATCACCACGTTGCGTCTCGGGTTCTTTGATGTTATCCAGGGCTTGCTGTACGTCGAAATCATCCTCAGTGACTGGTTTCTGTATATCAGGAGTATCCGACAGGCTACTAATCAACTCTTCTATTTCCTCAAACTCAAATCCTGATAAAGAAATATCGGCTCCACTTACCTGCAGGTCATCCAATAATCTGGCCAGTGCTTCATCATCCCAGCGACCAGAGACTTTATTTAGCGCAATGTTCAGTAGCTTCTCTTGTTGATCGTCTAAGTCCACAACGGATACGTCAAGCTCTGTATGACCCAGCTCATTAACCATAATCTTATAACGTTGATGACCGCCAACCATATTCCCTGTACGTTCATTCCAAATGATCGGATCGATGTAACCGAATTGTTCAATGGATCTCTTTAATTTCTCATATTCGGGATCTCCTGGCTGAAGGTCAACACGAGGGTTATAAGTAGCTGCATTAATCTTATCGATAGTAATAGTCCTGATGTCCATATTTATGACTCCTTTGAGTTAAGTTGGTTTTTCATATAGGTGAGACGAAAACAGACTCACACGCCAACGCAATGGCACGTTCCTGACGTTTTCTATCCTTCGTCCAGTATTTATATAATAAGAACACACGCTCCTGAAATGAGCTTATACAGTGTCAAGAAGACAAAAGAAAAAGCACCCGTTAAAGGTGCCACTTGTTTTCAAAAGGAATCTAATCCCTCTTTAACTATTTGAGCTCTTTCGTACCCAGCTATACGATGGATAATAATAACAAAATAGAAAATCAAAAGAACAAAAAGAAATACCATTTCGATAGCAGCGCCAATTATATTAATTTCCTTGCCTTCTGTGGGATATAAAGCAATTCCTAAAGATGGAAAAATAAATCCGGTCACAATCGCCATAGCTATCGAAACCACAGCCACAATAACTGGCAGCCCGTTTTTTCTTATTTCAACATCAGCGTTAACATATTTTTTTAATTTTAAGATTTCATCGTCTTCCAATCTCTCTTTTTTTAAAATATCAATTACTTGATTAAGATAATCCCATTGTGAAACTCTACGTTTCTTTTTTAATAATTTCCCTCGATAAATTTCATAGATTCTATGGTCTTTATCTGGTGTCGCATCTTTATAAAACATCAGGTACATAGTAGCAAATGGACCACCAATAAAGCACCAGACAAACCTATGAAATCCTCTCATATTTTTCAATGAATAGATATAAATATTCGCTACACCTAGAAAACAATAAATAATATACGCCCAAATGTTAATATCTATCTCCCCCCAAATAACATCTTTCGACATCAGGAAGGATTCACCTTCTTCACACACTTCTGCCAACTGCAAAATTGCTTTGTTCCGGTCCATTCTCCCCAATAGCACCGCTGGCATTTCTTAGGCTGCTTAAAATCCGGTGGATCCTTAAGCCTCTTTAACTTCTTCATCACTTTTCCTCCGTTTTAAAATTACCGCCTGTCCTTCACTCTCAGGAATTTGATCTAGCTTTTTATTCAGAGAGCGTTGGGTCTTGTAAAGAAGTGTCCTTGGTGTAGTCTTCAACGCCTTACATACATCACCGATCTTCCTGCTATTACCTTCTTCCAGCAAATAAGCAAGTAATCGCTGCTCTTTCTTTGTAAGCCCATACGGATCTGTCAAAATCTCTGCAACCTCAGTACAGGTCATTTCAACTTCTTCTAAAACCACTGTTATCACCTTCCTTAATAAAAATGAACAATAAAAAAGCCGCCCCATTAGGAACGACTTCGTCTGAATATGTACGATATTTGTTAAAACAATTTCGATAATTGAAAATTACGATACGTTTCTAATGAATTGCGTCCGTATCGTCCGCAGCAAAAACGCTTTGCTCTTTGCTTTAAAGGCATACGTACTTTGTTACAAAGAAGGACAAGAACATTTTAACAAGCTTCTGAAACTTGAGTCAAACTAAGCATCGCTAGTTTTATGACAGTTAGTTCGATCAATCGGCTTTTCTCTTAGAATCTTTAACTTTTTTCAAAAGTTTCTTCATTCTCAGTTCTAATTGTAGATAGTGCCAATTTGGCCCATGTACGCTCTCTTAAACTTTCATCAAAAATTTGGGAAATTAAAAAATTACTAAAATGTAGGTGATGAGTTGCTACTAGTCTATTATGAAAAATATTAAGCGATTTAACAGTTTCAGAGTACATCTTCAAAAATATCACTGCAATAAAATTTGTCAAAATACCTGTTATTCCGCCTGTTGTTGCAATTATCACATTATTACCACTTTCGGAGCCATTAAATACAAGAACTAATGTTAGTATAATTATTGCCATACCAGCAACTAGACTTATTATTCCTACTAGGAAAATCCATTTGCTTTGGCTCAAAGACTGATCATAATATCTTTTTATCTCACTTTGATGTACTCTGAATTGTTTTTCTGCTCTTAACTCCATAGAATCTGTCCCTATTCTAAGGAGATCAATTTCATTTTTTATATCAAATATTTGTTTATCAAATTGTGAACTTGGATCAATAATAACCATAATGGGATACATAAAAGTTGCAATCCCTAACCCTATTGCACTTATTGTATTGGTTTTACTATCCATTCCAAGAGAAAACAAGAAGCTTACAATAATTAAAATAAGGACGAAGCAAAACATCAACATTATAAGTCGATTTATTTGTTTCTTCCTTCTCTTTCTTTTCTCCAACAATGTCAATTCTTCCTGCAAAAAGACAGACCTGATTTCACCAAAATCGTCCACTAGATTTTCACTCTCCTTACTTCTATTTATCGGAGAATGTAATCTGTTTTTTTATAGAATTAAAGACGAGAAGAGTTACGCCCCAGTTAAGTGCCACATTCATGCAGCTGTGCGTGTCATTCTCGCCTATTTCTACAATACAAATATAACAAATTAGAATCATCAAGTGGTCTTCAATAAGTCCCGAAATATCCCACATTGTCGTCAAAATTTCTCGCTAATTTCTTCAAAGAATCCTGAGAGCTTCAAAGTGTTGGCAATTGATACAATGCCGTCATCGATGCGCCGATCCACTGTACTATGAGCAACCCCTCGACGCATAAACATAATTGTCTCTTTGCGGCTGTAACCTTTAATGAATCTGATATCTATTGCTTCTTTGGCATCATCGTCCAGAATCTGACTATGTGCCCGATCGATCATAAGCTTATATTTACGGTACTGGTTGTACACCCACTTTTGCTTTTCTATAAGAATAACAGCGTTGGCCGTTTTATCAGCATGAAGATCTTCCTGATCTATCCGTCTTGCTACCTCGCCATCTATGGCCACTTGTTTCATTTCTCTTTCATAGTTCTCAAAATCAGTCATGAAGAGTGTCATAGATTTATATTTTCCGAGGTAGAATTCGGTTTGCTGTATTTCTTCCTTCGACGCTATTGCAAAGAGCTCCCCTTGTCCCCACACCATAGCCATTCCCCTCATTCCCCTTCGTATGTTATATTTGAATGAGGATGAAGGAACCATTTACCGATTGACCCCCACGCCCGGCCAGGTATTGGGGGTCTTTGCTGTTTGGTTATTTTTATTGTGTATAAATTTCATACTGTGCATTAAGATACGCTTCTACTTTCGATTAAGCTTGTGACGCTCACTTTGCAATCTTCGGGGTATAAATCGTCATCGTTTGCGATGTCCTCCACATCGGTAAACATTCGGTATGTCAAGTCACAGAAAAGTTCATAGCTAACTAACCCTTCCCTCTTGAATACCTTAATCCGGTTCTTGTATTTGTAGATATACTCAATACCGAACTCAGCCCACATCTTCAAAAGCAACAATTCCAATTCATTCATAGATTTAACATCCCCCGGCTTAATGGTTGGTAATGGGATAGGATCCGGTGCCAACTCTCCAAGCGTGATCGCATCTGTGAGGTTGTCAAATGCTACAGTGGCGTTCTTGCTTTCCCAAAACCCTTCTGCTAATGGGCTAGTTTCGATCCATTCTAGAATTTTAGCTGCATCCACCGTCATCCTTGGTTGTTTATCTATTACTCTCTACCTCCAATTCATTCACTTTGTCTGTGAGCTCATTGACCTTATCCGCAAGCTCATTGCAAAACTTTGCTAAGGCAGCCACGTCCTCACGAGAATTATGAAATAAGCCACCCTCATTAGATGGTCTGAAACGTTTTGTTATTTTCTTGATCATGTGCTTCTTCCTCCAGCACAGTTTATATCTATTTGAATTCTACTGTCAGGTGTGATAAGTTCATTTCGTCGATTTGATTCAGCAAATCATCCCTGCCTTTATCAGTTCTCACTAACTCACGTTCATTACCGTTGTCCTCGACAAGAACAGCTATAAGTTTCGATTTACTACCATTTTCAAAAACTACAATTTCCACTTCCACGCACGCTCCCTATTCATTTTGATACTTCGCAATATGTGTCATGACTCTACCTCTTCCTTAATCCCTTTTAAAGGCATCTGACAATATAAATCCGACTGCAAGCGGTTGATTGTTACACATGCGTTGATATGCTTCTTTAATTTCCTTCCGTAGTCTGCATACTTCAATGTAATATCCAGCAGCGTCTGGAGACTTATCTTCAAGTTTAAGGAGCAGACCGTCCATTTCCCCATTCAATTGTTCGTTCTCATTTTTAAGTTTGGCTATGGTCTTTTGTGCCTCTGCCAGAGCAGCCAAAGCATCATCTCGTTCTTTTTTATATTTACCGCCTGGTTGCTTCCGAACGGGTTCTTCCAACTCTCCCCGATCAATAACTCGAATTGTCCGAGCACTATCGCCTCTGGTGACGAATCCCTTTCGGACCAGTTGCTCAATCAGATGGAATGCCGTTGAAGTTGATTGATACTTCATGTACTCTGCAACCTCGCGAACTGTTGGGGGATAGCCTTCTTTTCCAATAAAAAATTTAATGAAGTCCAACACCTCGGACTGGCGCTGAGTTAGAGGTTTGATGATCATGTTTAAACTCCTTCCTCTGCTCCTTCTAGGTGATCCAAGGGATACCACTTCCTCCGACCGGGTCCCGATCCATACTTAACAGTATCTACGTTTACGAATGCTACTAGAGCCATGTCGGATTCTGGCTTAACGTCGTAAACGTTCCCTACTCCCCACTCAGGGTAAATCTGATGCTCAACCTGTATCAGAACTTTATTATTGTCTTGTGCCATTTCTGTTCATCCTCCTTAGGTGGGAGAGGTGTATAATCTCTCCCCTTAAAACAACTCCATCTGACCCAACTCTAAATCTTTAAGTTGTACAAAATTGGGTGCCTGTTCCCATGCGTCACCGCCGTACCCACGAAACCCATGTTCCCTTCGTATCCATCCACCGTTATCATCACAGATACGGTAACTGTACAACTGCCCCTCATGCCTACATACACAGTGTGATTTGTATAATTTATTGACTGCCACCAATATGATGCCTTGACCGGACTTGTCGATAATCGCCTGCAATTGCTTAGCATGCTCCGACATCTGCGGTTTACTTGCCTCTAACGCGTGATCAACATAACCGTAAAAAGCTTTGCTTATAAAGGTGGATTCGATCTGCGCCTGCTTATTAGATTGGCTCATTTCCCCGCAACCTCCTTTGGTTGCCTTTTAATCCTACGACCGTTATTCATCTTTTTTCGTTCACCGATTTTACCGTAGATGTCTGCCATAATAATGCCGGTCTTAGTCAATTCGGCATTATTCGAAAGTAAATTATTTTGATTTAAACGGGCCAACTGCTTACGGGTCACCAACATCAAATTTTCTGATACTATATTTTGTTTGTTTTGATCAATGAATAATAAAGCATGACCCGATGGTACTGGACCATTTATTTCCTCCCACATCACTTTATGTTTGTGCCGCCATCTCTTCTGCCAAGGACCGTCATCCTGTACTTTAACCAACACATAGCCGTCTCGATCAATTCTTTCATATCCAACTGGCTTGTAATTTAAAGCTGGCTGCCCTGGCTTAAATGAAGTGCTGTTACCTCCGACATTATACAATCCCTTTGTCCCTTTGTTTGCCGGTTTGTCCCCTTTCCGGAAGCGACAATCCAATCCGCTGACCAAACCGTGATTTTTTTTAAACGTATTCATTTGCCTGACTGTGATCTGCAGACTAAACTTTTTATTGACAAGTTCAGCAAGTTCTTGATTCAAGCGGCCCTCAACATTTTTTTTGATGAAATCTTTTTGTTCTTGTGTGAACAACCCTTCATCACCGGTTATCCGTTTCCTTGGAACGTTACTCTTAATCTTGTGATTGGCTTTGTAGCTTTTGATCTGTCCTTCTGTGATGTCAGTCCCAAACCTATCATTAAACAATTTAGTAATTTCTTCGTTATACTTTTCAGGAGCATTGCTTCGTATGAATTCTCGCTGTTCTTGTGTGTACCGATGAGCCATATCTACCCCTCCAGCATCTTAGGCAATTCAGTATTTGCATTCATTCTGTCATCGATAAGCTTTCTGCCCTCCAGCACTAATGTTCCATTCGCTATGATTTGAGAAGCTACACTTGTCACAGACTTCGCTCTGCTGATTTCGTTTGCCAATTTTTCTCCTGTCAGTTCTTCGTCACTCAATCGCTCCAATTGTGCAAATAAGTGATCATTCAAATCTTTCAAAGTGTTTTTCATGTTCACACCCCCAATGATTGAAGTTCCGCACCTTCTGTTTCGTCCATCGTAATTGTGGCCATACCATCCCATTGCTCACGGATCTCTGTTGCTTTTGCTGTAACTGCAGCCGCTTGCTTGGGCTGTAATACAATCGCCATAGCTTCCTGGTAATGTTGCTCTGCCTTGGCGTAAGCTCTGGAATGCATGACGTTCATCCAATCCCAAAACTTTTTATTGCTATAAGTTTTGACCTTTTGAAATGCTCGTCTACGAGTTTGTTCGTTCATGATCATCGGCCCCTTCGCTTTAGTTAAAACCGAACCCACTTAATCCGAACTCGCAAACCTTCCAATGGTAGTCCGGGGTTGTTCCAGAGATAATAGTTTTCTCCGTTGTGATCGATGCGGGAGAGTATCCAACGGTCGCCGTATTCCGGATCCTGAAGCAGATATTCAACAGGTTCTCCTGTCGTAAGCTCAACATCTCCGAAGCCATAACGTCCATTAGGCTTCTTCTTTAATACACCCTCTGCATTCACCTCAGTAAGTGCCCTACCAATCAAGCGACCGCCATCCTGCAGCTCGTTACTAATCAGATAAAACATGCCCTGCAGATATAAGTCCTCTGGATTGTTACGATCGTAATGAGTTGTCCAGTCTTCCTCAGCAGCGTTGATCATAAGAGTTATTTTCTTGATTTGTGGTAGCAGCTCCTCGAGCTCCGCTTTTATTTTATCTTTCACTTCTATCAATCCTTCCATATTTTCTCATTACCAACGACCAATCTTTTCTAGATCCTTCATAAACTTCTCTTCATCCATTTCAATGATTGCTGAATGCCGAATAAAAATATGAGATCGAATAAGGTGTTTCCCTTTTAACCCAAACACAGTCCCGAAATGATAGGTATACCGACCTCGATGATCATCACTTTCCGCTTGAAGCACTTGGCCACAGTGTCTCTTAAAATAATCTCTTATCCGAATAACCAACTGATCCCAATCCTTTTCGGCAAAAGAGCAGCTACCGTTCTTCTTCCAATCCTTAGAATAATAGTCCGTAGAGTCATCAGGATCACTTGTACATGGACGTTCCTTGTGCTCTCGTTCCAACTCATCAGCAAGCGTTAAAAGTGCTTCATGATAAATATCAACGTGGTAGTGATAGCCTTTATCTACTGGCTTGGGGTTGTAGAATTGTATCCCCACATGTTCCATCTCCCTCCAAAAACAAGAATGTATGTTTGGTCATAAGGCAGTAGCCTACCCGTTCCGGATCCGCTTGACCCCAGTTTGTAAGGAAGAAGCAGCCTAAGCCGCTCCCCCACCTCTCATTTGACTTGCCACACGCTTCTTATAAACCGTCCACTTACTACTTATTTGAGTACTTGGTATGCCAACACCCTTAGCGATTTGCATCCATGTCATGCCATCTTCACGTCGCTGTCTCAGGAATGTAGGGAAATCAAAAGGTATGTCTTCAAACATCGGCTTATTATCAAGAATGAACTGCTCAAGCTCTTCTTTATCCACTACGACATTTGCAGTCGGTTCTGCTGACTCTTTCACCGTTTCAGTTTCAGAAGTTGAGGTTTTACTGATTGGTTCGCCGAAATCCATTTCCTTATCACCAGCGGAGTCACTACCTTCTTGCATCCAATCTGGTAGTTCAGAGTTTAGATTATTTTCACTCTCACCCTCAGTTTCAGTGGTTGCATCTGTATCAGATTCAGCCACTTCACCAACGCTACCCTCAACTTCCGGATCATCTCCTTCTGCAGCAGGCTCGCTTCCTTCCTCCTGATTCTCTACAAACAGATTCGCTTGGTTCGGGTCTTCATCATGAGATTCTACCCGCGTGACTATGCCAGAAGCATCGGCTGTCACGCGACGACCAGTAAAGACTCTGTACATATCTTCATTATCTTCGCCGAAATCCATGGAAGCCTGTGGATCACCAAAGATTACATTGATTTTTTCACCTTGATTTGTGCTTAAAAACATAAAGTTCTCCTGGACAACTTTCAAAGGCAACATAAGTTTAATTTCAACATCCGCATCTCCAACTTTGATCCCCTTACCCATTGTTGCTGTAAACTTCGCATGATTTTTAATAAACATTATCATCACTCTCCCGATTTATAATTTAGATAAGTCCTTGATCTTGACCTCAATGCGCGGTCTTGCGCTGTATCGCTTCCGGACAAATGCATCTACAACTTGACTGTCGTCCCTCCAAATCACGCCTTTAAGCGCATCCTTCACACCTTTGAGATAATTGTCAGCATCAGGCTTTGATAACGGAAGGATTTCGCCTCGCTCAGCTGCAGCTGCCTTTTTAGGATGCTTGCTTAAATACTTCGGCATCGATCTATATGCAACGACCATTATACCTACCGGCCCTTCAAGCAAAGCAGCCGGTGCATGTTCGCTGGCTGCCAATCTTACGTAGTCTTTATAATCCCTAGACTTCTCTGGATCGTACATTTTAATAAATCCGCCTTGTTGGGTTGCTCTTGGTCTCCCTTGTGCCACGGGCTCGCCGTACACGGTGAACTGAATCATGTGACTTCCCCTCTTTCTGTCTTGGCATCCACTCGTAAAGCATGTATACCTCACCGATCACGCGCCCGTTATCGTCCTTGATAATGTCCCAAGGGATATCTTGAAAATAAGGATCAACTAACTTTGGTTTCATTCCTTCCACCACTCCCTCTATCACAAATCACAGACTCAAATTCTGCAATTCCCTCGAGTAATATTGAAGGATCGATTCCCTCGAATTCAGTCTCCAGCTCAACATGGGTTGGAACTTGTCCCGTACAAAGGAACCTACGCTTCATGTACTCGTAAACGGACCAACAACTCCATGGTCCACTCATGCGCCCCACCGGAGCCTACGAACCTGCCCCTTCTCCTTGCTGACTATAACCAACTCCCTACCATCGTCTCGTTCGACCAGCCAACTACCAGGAATCAACTTTCGACTTGCTATCTCCAATTTCTGACGCCGTGTTGGTTTCTTTAGATGTTTCATATGCCATCCTCCTAATTCGCCCATTTTCGCTTATCATCATTTTTAGGTTGTTTATACGATTGTTCATCATGCGATCTTTCGTAATTCACAAATTTATTAAAGTTCTTCAGGAATACCAGCTCTACTGTTCCGACTGGACCGTTACGCTGCTTGGCAATAATGATTTCGATGATGTTCTTTTTCTCGGTATCTGCGTTGTAGTAATCATCCCGATACAAGAAGGCAACGATATCTGCGTCCTGCTCGATGGATCCGGACTCTCTCAAATCACTCATCATCGGGCGCTTATCTTGGCGTTGCTCTACTCCCCGACTTAGCTGGGATAATGCCACTACTGGCACTTCCAGTTCCCTAGCAATCTGCTTGAGAGTACGAGAGATTTCAGACACTTCTTGCTGCCTGTTTTCTCCTCGTTTACCAGAGCCAGCGATCAGCTGCAGGTAATCGATAACAATAAGTCCTAATCCATGCTTTTTCTTCAACCTACGACATTTATTACGGATCTCCTGAACGTTTAAAACTGGAGAGTCATCGATGAAGATATTTGTTTCTCCTAAGATACCGACTGCGATCGCTGTCTTTTCCCAATCCCCGTCCTCATATTTGCCTGTTTTGATTTTACTGGCATCCAGATTACCCTCTGCACTGACCATTCGATCTCCTAGTTGCCTATCTGACATCTCTAGGCTGAATAATGCCACGGTCTCTTTCGTCTTAACTGCAACGTTCTTAGCTATATTAAGTGCAAATGCTGTCTTACCAACGGAAGGCCTAGCGGCAACAATGATTAATTCCCCATCCTGAAACCCAGCTGTCATATTATCCAGATCATCGAATCCTGTTGCGATTCCCGTTACATTTCCATTGTCCTTATTGGCAAAACGTTGTTCTATTCCGTCGTAAACATCCATCATCACTTCACGTATCGGCTTGAATTCTTGAGCAGGTGCAGCTTGATCTGAAAGTTTTGCAGCAACTACTTGCATACTGGCGATAACTTGCTGCACATCGCCACTCTCAACCGCATCGATGAACTGTTTCCGAGCCGCATCGATAAGCTGACGTAACAGGTACTTATCTTGCAAAATGACAACGTATTGATCGATATTAGCTGCCGTAGGAACAGAGTGAGCAACTCGGGCTAAGTAACTCACCCCACCAATTGTCTCTAGTTGTCCATGATCCTCCAGACGGGACGTTAAGGTTACAATGTCTATTGACTCGCCTGCTTCAAACAATTCAAGCATCGATTCATAGATAATCCTGTGCGGTGAGCTGAAAAATGCCTTGGGTTTCAGTATCGATGCTTCTTCCATAGCTGCTGGATCGATCAAGACGGCCCCTAAGACAGATGTTTCAGCGTCCTGGCTATTTGGAGGTTCAATCTTCTCTAGTTCTGCTAAGCTTCGCATGAAGTGCCTCCCTCATTCCTGCTGGTGGTGGACACGCAGCCTTTTCCCAAAGTTCTAGTTTCGCAAGATGTGCCTGTGTTTCGGTTTTGAGCCGATCATACTCTTGCTGCTCAGGAAGCTTGCCACGAATCTGTGAAATGATGGGAGGAAAGTCATTAGTCAAAATGTGTACCTCAACATTTTTTAAAGCGACTGGATAAGGGAAATCGTGTAGCTTCTTCAAGTGAAAATCTATGTTTTCATCACTCGTATCAAACCAAGAATAGTTTTTTTTGATGGCAATCAACAGCGCCGCAACTTCACCTCTATGCACGTTTTGCTTCCTCCTCTCTCATGATGGATTCCAATCTTTCAATCTCCTGCTGTTGTTTGCTTTTTCGTTTTGATGGCTCCGGCGCTCTCGGGGCGACTCCAGCCATCGGCGTGCTGGTAGTTTGAGAGTTTAGCCAGGCTTCTTCAATGGCATCCACGTAGTATAAAAAACTGGTAGGAAGCTTAAATCTACTTCCTTCACGCTTGCGCTTTTCCTCAAGGAGGAACGTCATAGTTTGGATGGTAAAAGGGTTAGGCATACCTCCGGCGACCATCTTACCCATGGCTTCACGCTCTCGTGGTTTTACATGAAAATCAAACTTGCCGTGCAATTTGCTATAAGCGTTTAAAATACCAATCATTCCATCTGCTTTTGAATCTTCTGAAAATTCTTCTGCAAACTCAGAAGTAATAGGAGTAGTAGTAATAGTAATAAGATCTTTTAATACAGTGTCCAAATTTTGGACCACTTTCTCGTCTACTTTGCTAAAGCTGTCCAAATTTTGAACAGGTTCATGGACTACTTTTTTATAGTGGTTCAAATTTTGGACTACTTCACCAACAACCATGTCCAAATTTTGAACCACTTCTTCGACAGCTATCAGATCAAAACTTACTATATAATCACCTCTGGAACCTCCGCGTGGGGGAGAGGTGTAACCGATAATTCCGGCACTGACGAGTTTACTCCTGTGTGTGTTAATGGTGCTCCGACTCTTTATTCCGCTCTGAACCATTAGTTCCGTATTAGTCATCTGGAATGCTGATCTCCAACCTAGCTTGCAAGACTTACGCCACAAGGCGACCATGATTGCTAATCCTTCAGGACCATATTCTTCCGGTCCACTAATGGCTTCAAATTGATTTAGAAGGTCGGATATATTTGGTTCTCTGGCTGATTCCGTCATGCACTTCCCCCTTCCGCAGCCCCCATTTACATTTATCTCTTAACGATCTTTGTGAATGCCCCCTTGGCTCCTACAGCTTGCATACCAGCCTGTACACCATCCGTAAGGGCATCTACTAGGTGAGTAATCATATGACCGTAACTTCGCTCATCCAGAGCAACTGGAATGTGACTGCCAAGGAAAAAAGATAACGATGTGAAGAAGTGGTCAAGTTGATCTTCTCCAGCATTACTTGCTTCTTTGAATTTTTCTTGAAACATTTTAAAAAGCTCACAGGTTCTCTCTACTTCTTCGACCTTATTCATATGCTCCGCTCCCTTATGGTTTTTTCCTTCCAGGCCTCATCTCCTAGACAACGACTTGGAGTAACTTCGAAATGCCGACGGCCGAGTACGTAAGATACGAATCTATTAGTGCTTTGCTCGTAGTACATGCCGTTCAGTACAGGCTTTGAATCAATTACTGCAAACAGATCAAGCTGCTCAACAGCACTCATCGATATAGCCCCCTATCGTCTTGCAAATAAACAATTGGATACTTGACTCTCTTGACTGTAAAGTTAGGATATCCAAGGGCGAAGTATGCCCTGGTCTCCCGTTTAAACTCTTCCGGATCCGTCTGCATTAACCGCCAAATCCGATCACCCATCATGCTTTTCATCAAGGGCTTGTCCTCGATCAATGGTGTATCACCTACCTGTCAGCCACATAAACCAACTTGCCAGTAGTCTCTTGTATCTCTTGCTTGAATCTAGCAGCGTCACTATTTCCGTCTGATAGATGAAGTAGCCATATTTCCTGTACCTTGCTGATATCGTTAGCTCTGAGAAATCCTTTTACATGTTCTAAACCAAAGTGTGACCTGAGAAGTCGCTTCTTCTGTGCTGGATGGAGATCACCTTTAGCAACTCGGCTGTTTATGATATCTAATGAATAATTGCATTCGACCATGATGTGCGTGAGTCCAACGAACCGGTACCTGCAGTAATAGGTGTCGGTAAGGAATACTAGTTTATCCCCTGCTTGATTAGCTAGGACAAACCCTAGTGGCTCTTCAGCGTCGTGTTCAATCTCAAACGGCTTAATGGTCCAAGTACCAATTGCGAATTGCCCATGGGCCGTAATTACTTTTAAGCGATATCCAGATAACTTCAGAGCATCGGCTGTGCCCTGACTGGTATAAATGTTTACGCCAGCTTTCATAACGTCCTTAGCAGCCTTTGAATGATCACTATGCTCATGTGTAATGAGACAACCCTCAATATCCGACATGCGAAACTCCAGGGAACGCTGGAGAGATTTATATGGGAACCCTGCTTCTAGTAGGAGAGCAGTATGTCCATCCGTAATTCGATAGGCATTACCAGCGCTACTGGATCCGAGACAAGTAATATCAATCATCAGAAGTCAGGTCCGTCACTGGTCTTTTTCATAGGAGGAACATCATCGGAAAAGTCCATTACATCCTGATTCGGTCCCTCTTGCTGTAGGTTAGGATCAGTATCTTGTGAAGTCTTAATTACTGGATCGGGTGTAACATCGATAATGTCTCCATTGGCATTATCTGCAATCTCAGCTTCTACCTCAGCTTCTGCAATAAACTCGTCTTGACGGTTAAAGTGTTTCATTATTAGGCTGCTGTCATTCGATGTATTCATATAAGCCTTACATGTGCGATTAATAACCGTGCGTTTAGCCATTTCACCAGGGAACTCATTATGAGTACTCCCTTCCTTATCAGGATTCTGCTTTGATTTCTTCCACGACTGTCGAATCTCTTTGATAGTCATGATCTCTGTATATTCCCGATCATCAGGCCAATAAATTGTACAGTAAGCACCAGCGATCTTTTCATCATCAATATTCTTGAAATCCGATTTGTGCAAAGTTACTCTTTTACGACCACGTACTATTTCGAACTCAAACTGATCATCTTCATAAATAATTTGAGTATCTATATCCTCTGCACTGGTAACATCCTTTGTTACAGTCATCGTTCCAAAGTAACTACGTTGAAACGCAAGACTCTTACCGTAAGCAATAAAATAACCTTGCTTTTTTGATGGGTTCAGACCTTGTACAACCATATCTAGAAGGGCATTCGCAATACTGTCACGAGTACAAGTTTCCAATACAGGTTTGTAATTCTTATCCTGCGTGTTCTGGAGGATCAACCAGGCTGATTTCATAGCATTCTCCGGACTGTAATTCGCAGGGAAGTGAATCTCCCCACGTTCTTGGAACTGTCGTACTTTATCAGCCACAATATCGACTGTATCCCGTTTTACCATCGCTAGTTGATTTGCATTACTCAATTAGATCGCCTCCTGAAATTGTTGTTCTTTCGTTTCGATGCGAAGCTGCTTGTTTTTATTTTTCCAAACAGCACTTGCTTCTTCATAACTTCCATACAGTTTAACTAGTTCTTCCTGTGTCTCAACTGGCAAGCTATCAAACGTCGGAGGAACTACTAACCGAATAACTTGAGCGTCCGTATCGATCAGCTTTGTCACCGACTCAGCATTATCGAAGAAGATTGGGACTGATACCTCGTAGTACTCACTGAGCGTGTTAATGATATCCAAACCAACGTTGTACTCAGCCGCATTGTTTAACCCACTTCCATAAGGAACACCATTGAATAACGTGTCACAGACTTCCTTCAGCCCACCATTGATTTGTTCATCAAACAATCGAAATCGAGCATATTTGAATTTGGAATTGATCTTCGAATCTAGAAGAGATACCTTAGTTCTAGTAAATTCTTCTGTTAGGAATAATTCCTCTTGTAATCTCTCGTATTCAGAAGCAAGTTCTTTTTCTTGTTGATCCAGTACAGAGATTCGATCCTCAGTCTTACGCACCTGAGCAAATTTAGCATTGTCCTCTTCAAGATTACGAAGGTCTGTACTTAAGGATGTAATACTAGACTGTACTTTAGAGATTGTTTCTTTTGCAGAATCCCGCAGTAATGTGATCTCTTGCTTAATCATTGCTGACTCTTCAAGTAATCGTTGATACTCCGGATCCGCCCCAGGGTCCTGAATACCAGAACGTAAATCAGTAAGTTGAGCTTCAGCTGCTGTTAGATCAGTTTGTAAACTAGCTAACTTATCAGTCAAAACATTTATTTCATCAGTCAGGCGGCTATTATTCTGCTCTAGCTGACGAGCTTCTTCAGTGGCAACCTTGCCCTTAGCGCTGATTTGTTCCAACCGTTCTGATTTGCTTTTATTGAAAGAAGCGACTGCCTTTTGAAACGCTTCTTGGATTTGTTCTTGTGGCAGGGTTTGTCTGCAAGTGGGACAATTCTCATCATGTTCATGTCCCACGAATGCCGACCCGTTCACTTCCGTCCAATCTGTTCTTAATCGTTCTGACTCCTGCTTACGGGAATCAATCGTACGCTCATTTGTCTTAATCCGATGTTGCTTATCATCTATCTGCCGACGTAATGCATCAAACTCAGATTGTAGTTGCCCAACCTCATCACGTTTCACAGATACTTTATCCAGTACTGTTGACTGTAGTCGATTCTTGATAGAGATCAGCTTAGCTTCGATCTCATGAAGCCTCTTTTCCTTAATTGCTGACTCTCCACCGTTCTGAATCCGGAAGAGTTCCGATTCCTTCGCCTTGATCTGACTGCGAATATGATCGATGTCATCCAGCAGTAGTTCCTGGTCCAGATCGGTAACGTCTGGCTGACTCCGTTGCGCTTCACTGATACGGATTGGAATATCCTTAATCTCGTCGTTGATTGCTTTGCATCGAGCTGCCACAACCTTGCGGTGAGCATCAACATCCCTATCTCTCAAAATAGATGGGAGACGTTCCAGGGCGTCGTTCGAATGAATAACTTCTGCATCTGTGATATTTCCACATATCTGCAGTAATACCTTACGGCGTTCATCCTTCTTCAATTGCTCATTAAAGAATGTTGGCGATGTGAGAAGCTTGAACAGATCCTCTTTGATGATTGCGTCCACTTCTGCTTTATACTCACCTGCTGGGACTGATACACCATCGATGTGATAGCTCGTTGTATGTCCAGTGAATTCTGAGGTTAGTGCTCCACGCTTCTTTGTCCATTGTTCACTAAATACTCTACGAAAGGTTTTACGACGACCATTGATCAATAAGTCACCTTCTACTTCATGTTCCAACTTGTGCTGCCTTACCTTACCTAAAGCATCTAGTTCCTTAATCTCGAAATCAGATTTATTTCTACTGTCCTTTCCAAACAGCAACCAGATGAATCCATCGAACAAGGTTGTCTTCCCAGTACCGTTATCACCGTAGACGTCTGTATTTCCGCCCTTGGTACTCAAGACAAACTCACGGAACCCTTTAAAATTACGAAACGTCAAACGCTCCAATACAATTTTCTTCATGCAACATCCCCCTTAAGCAATGAAGATACAGCTTGCAGCGCTCTAAGCTCATCCCTGCATTTACCCAAACGTGCCGCTTCATTTCGTAGATTAAGTTCGTTATCAGTTAAAATTTCACGCTCACTCACCGTATTTTGACGCATCTGAGCCGCCCTTATTTCAGCGTTTTTGCCATCAATCTTATTACCGAGTAACAGATCGTCCTCTTTTTGCTGAAGCACTTCCTTTGCCGACACCAACTGCATACTTGCCTGTAACAGCGATTCCTCGGCTACCGCGATCTCCTTAGGTAGCGACAATAGTCTGTTTACAATCTCTTGTTTAGTCATGCGATTGCCTCCTCTATAGATTGATTTATCTCAGCATTCAATATCTGCTGTTGATCTGGCGTTTCTGGATAGCGAATGCCATCCAAGTATTGATTAAATACATAAGCTGCTTCCGCAATTTGTTCATCCGTTAGATGGAGATTAACGCAATCAGTAAACGTCCTGAAGGATACAATTGCAGGTGAATAATGGTTTTTAGGTGTGATCCCTACGTCAATTGACTCACCATTTGAATTAAAAGATGTAGACATTCCCATGAGACAACGCTCCCTCTCTTGTGTAGTGAGCCCCCAATCTGCTAATATGGGGGCAAGTGAATTTAAAGAATTAGTTATGACCCTCTGCAAAGGGTCATTTTTCGTTTTAGCAATCCTCGCAAGTTCTTGGATGTCCTGGTTCTTCATCATCGATGTAAGATCCGCAACATTCACATAGCGTACCGTCAAGCGTCATATCCGCAATTTCACCCATTTGTCTGTACCTCACCATGTTCTACAATCTCCTGGTACTCAACAATCACCGGACATTTCTCAATACTGACAATCAAATTCTCATCTTCGTTATTGATGATGAATTCCGAGAAGTTTTCTTCTCCTACTTGTTTGATCTCGATCACTTCACGTCCGTTTAACTCAGTCCCAACTTCAAATACTCGCGTTGGGTTGCTAACCACTGTTAACTTTTGAATGATTTGCATTGTCTTGTTCGCCTCCTTTCATATGTATTGATGCGTCAGCCGCATCTCACAACGCCGAGTGGGAGTAGATTATGAAACCGCCCGACGCTGTGAGACAAGGCCGAAAGGCCTGTCCTTTATTGAGTTACATGAGTTCGCAAGCGTTCAATTTCTTTATAAGTAGTTAAAGCATCCTCCAGAGGTAGCTCACGTAATAGTGCAGTTGCATTGTTCAATGACAGGTATAAGGAGTCTCTCTCAATCCAGAGCTTTCGAAACTCATCACTCTCTACATGACCTTCTGCAAGAGCTTCAACCACTATTTTGGTGTTGGTCTGCATAGCCTTTGAAGCGACAACGTATGCCTGTGCTAGTTGATTTGTATGGGTCATACTACTTCACCCTTGCCCTTATTGCTCTCAGGGGTTAAAATAGACGTAACGAGATTCTTTAACTGGGTTCTCAATTGTGTCCGCCCTGCCAGGCGGGCATTTTCTATTTCTGCTTCTGCGAATGTAATCATCATATTTAGATACGATTCTGCATTATCCATTTTTCCTGGTAACATCTTTGTTGGGTTATTCTTAATTACCTGCAGGTTATGATTCGAATTCTTTGCCACACGTAATGCTTCCGCTACTAACAACTCTCTTGTCATTTCAATCAACCTCCTATAAGTGGCATAATGTTTTGCATAATACTCAGCCCGTCCATTCCATACAGGAATGCGACCAACACTTCTTTTCCTCCTGTCGCATCCATCCACTGCATCATGGTAGACATGTCCGGTATCTTATGATCATTTTCAAATTTACTTACGCAAGCCTGTGTCCGATTCAGTTTGTCTGCTATCTGTTCCTGTGTCAGTCCAGCCCGTTCTCTACAAGCTTGCATAATTGCACCAAATTTCAATTTTATTTCACCTCCCGAATATTCCAATTTGGAATAGGCAAGTGAGGTTCAGAGTATTAATATGTAGTTAAGAGCTTTCCCCACTTACTTATCCCCTTTGCCGCTGGCAGCCGGTACAGCTCCGGCGGCTTTCTTCTATCCCACACTTTCTTTCTTAGCTACTTCACGACCAGCAGCGATTTCAGCCTGATACTTGATGTTTGTCTCCGCCAACATGCGGTGGAGTTTATCCCAAGCCTTTTCAGAAAGCCCGGGATTAAGTGGTTCTTTAGTTTTATTTGACATACTATCTGCCTCCTTACTTGAATTTAATAAGTACATACCGTATACAGCTTTGTTCATTGACGAAAGTCGATAACCCATCCGTCTTTCAATAGTTGATTAACTACGTCGAAATTTTGTGTTTCCTTGACTTCTTTAATGTCACTGATTGTATATTCCAGTTAGATCACCTCCTTCCGTTCAGTTATTGCGGATTCCTCAAATTTTGCTAATTCAGCAAGTGACTCTTCAAAAAAATTTCTGAGTTTACATTTCAATTTGTTTGCCAATGTAGGCAAGTGATTAGCTTTAAACAAATACACTCCATCTTCATATTTCATATATGTCGAAGCATTTTTAAACCCTAATGATTCAGCCATATCTTGCAGCGACAAGTTCAATTCCAATCTACGATATTTTACATATGACAAGTTAACTTTATCCATTGTAATTCTGGTTTCTTTTTTCATCTTGCACCTCCAATATTTGCTGATTTAGCAAATCCAATAACATAAATATACTTTGCTATTTTAGCAATGTCAATACTTTTTTTGTTATTTCAGCAAAAACATTTTTTCTAAATCAGAAAGATGGTATTATATAATTGCTATAATGGAAAATAGGTGGTGGGAAATGTCGATTACAGGGGATCGTATAAAAAAGCTGAGAGAGTCAAAGAAACTTAGACAATTGGACCTAGCGGATAAAGTAGATATGAACAATAGCGTTTTATCTCGTATTGAGGCAGGAAAGCGTCCAGTAGAGGATAATGAATTAATTAAGTTCGCAGATTTTTTCGATGTCGATGGTGACTATCTCCTTGGACGAACTGACAAGCCGCGTTCCATAGAAGCTAATATGTCTTTTCTTGGTGGTCCTGATAATTACACTGAAGACGAAATTGAGGAAATGGAAGCTGCATTGTTCCGGTATAGAAAGACTAAAGAACGACTCAAAAAACAAATGGAAGATAATGAAAAATAATTAAGCCAGAGATGGCTTTTCTTTTTACCATAAAACCAAACATACGTTCCTAGCGAGGTGCTAATTATGAATTTCTCTTACTATAAAGAAACTGTACTTGAGCAAATGATCAATGAATTATATTTATCGAATTGTATTCGAACCCATGAAGATCTCAATGATATCGAAGCCATTGCCGAAAGCTTTAACTCGGAAATATTCTATGACACTTGTAAACCGTTCTCGGATAATGAAAGACGTGTTATTTTCCTAAATAAGAAAGATAGCAACATTTCCTCTCGACTGAACTTCTTTCACGAACTATGTCATGTCATTCGTCACTTTGGAGATCAGAGAAACATGCCTAAATTATTTAAAGAAGCACAGGAGGCCGAAGCTCAACAATTTGTTTTTTATGCAGCAATTCCTTTTTTCATGCTCCAAAACCTACCAATTCCCGATAGGAGAGGAGAAGCAATTCAGTACATAGCTAAAATATTTCATGTCACACCTAAGTTCTCCAAGCAACGCCTAGATCAGATCGACCGTCGTGTCTTACAGGGTGAGTTTGATGCCTTAACCACTAAGTGTGTAATGGCAAATCATGACCTTGCTGCTGCTACAGATATACCTATTGAGGATGGCATCACACTTTACGCCTATTACGACACCAATGCAGACATCCCTGGACCATCTCAGATCGTCATTGAAGCCGACTCAGTAGCAATGAATTCTGAATCAGGATTCTTCTTCCCTGTTGATGGACCTTTTGAGCGTTTGGAGATCGAAGACTTCTATGGATATAAATGCACCCAATTGTCTGTTAATGATTTGAGATATAAAGATGAGCAGATCGGCATCGACTTCCCCACTATCAGTTTAAAATACGGTGGAGCAGCGAATCGCTTTGTGATGCAGATGAAAGACATCGAACAAGTTTTAATATTTGAAAATGGAGATTTTTGAGGAGGAAAACTTTACTATGAGAGCAGCCATTTATATTCGAGTCTCTACTGATATGCAAGTTGAAGACGGTTTCTCTATCGAGGGACAACGCACTCGATTAAATAGCTTTGCAGCATCGCAAGATTGGGAGATTTATGATACCTATATAGATGACGGGTATTCTGCAAAGGATCTCAATCGACCCGAAATGAAACGTATGCTGCAGGACATGGAAGATAAAAAGTTCGATGTTATCCTAGTATACAAACTTGACCGGCTTACTCGATCTGTTGCTGACCTTCATGCGCTGCTGAAAACTTTTGATCTGTACAGCGTCAAATTCAAGTCCGCTACAGAAATCTTTGAGACAACTACGGCAATGGGTAGATTCTTTATCACACTGGTTGGCGCAATGGCTGAGTGGGAGCGTGGTACGATCTCGGAACGCGTCCGCTTCGGAGTGGAGCAAATGGTCGTGGAAGGTCGACGTCCTGGGGGGGTGCTTCCTTACGGATACACTAAAGAGGAAATTCTTATTCCCGAGGAAGCCGTGCTTATACGCGAGGTCAGAAACTTGTACCTCTCTGGCTTGGGTTATAAAGCAGTCGCCATAAAGATGAATCGCGAAGGAAAATTGCGTCGTGGAAACGATTGGACAGCGGCTACAGTTGCTTATACGATAGAAAACCCTTACTATGCTGGAATACTTCGTTTGGGATCTAAAACTCCATCAGGTAATTATGTAAACAGTAAACGAGACGACAAGGTTAATTGCATCTATGGCGACGGATCACATGAACCTGTATTTACACGCTTAGAATATGAAGTAACAAAAGAATATATGGCTAGAAAGTCTCATGGTGGATACAGCCAAATCAAAACATACTGGTTCTCAGGCGTGCTTCGCTGTGGTCGTTGTGGCGCTGCTATGTTTGGTAGATTAACAAACAAGAGGTCATTGAAGTCAGGTGAGACCGTGCGTACGCAGTATTATATTTGCTCTAACAAGCATTCCAATAATTCGTGTGACCTCCCAACCTTTCGCCAGGTGCATGTTGAACATTTAGTAATGGAATACATCAGCAGAGTACAAGCAGATATGGACAAGCTTAAAATGGAATCGCTTGAGATGGTCGCTGAGGAAAGTAAAAAGACCAGCGAGATAGACAAGGCCAAACGAGAGCTTTCTAAGATAACTGAGCGTCGGGAGAAATGGCAGTACATGTTTGTCGAAGGGTTGATCACAAAGGATGGAATCCGACACAAGATGTTAGAGGAAGATGCCTCCGAACAAGAAACCCGGCAACGGATTGCTAACAACCAGAAGTCTCTATCTGGCATTCCGAAACTTGTAGAACTGGCCGGCTTGGCTGAAGCATGGACTTATCTTGATGATCAAGAAAAGAAGGATTATGTTTTCACGCTGTTCAACCGTATTGAGATCAATACTAACGTCACCAAGCCAAAGGGCGTCAAGAACCAATTCTTTCCGGCTTACATCCAGGAGGTTTTGTTTAATTAA